CATTGGGGGTGTTGAGCAATGCACAATCTCGCAACAATTTATTGCAACGAGTTCTACCATCTGCTCTATCCTCAATCCTTATCGGGCGACATCCTCAATAATGTCTATCGGAGTGAGCCGTTCGGCTTCAGGTATAGCGGGGACACAGGCATTTTACTTCTCAACGACTACCTCAACGGGAAGATACGGGAGTTCAACTCCTGCGTTCGTTGACGGGCATCAAGAGGGTAGGTCAAACTTTGCCTATCATTGGGGAGGGGGCGTCTCAACTTCGACTCCACGGGCGGGTGTTCTGGAGACGTTGGCTCCGGATGGTGGTTCAAGAGCGATTCTCGGCCCTTTGGAAACTATCACAGTACGGATTGCGACAAGTTCGCCGGGTACATTTACAACGTACATGTCAGGCAAGTGTTCCGCAGTTCTTCAGAGACTCTAACAAAATGGGGCTATCATTTCCCCTCAAGAATGACTTAAAATTCTCAATAAATAAATAAATTGAATGGTCATCATCCCAAAAAGATGAACAAAACCATTTTCTCAATATATGGCTGAAGAAATAATTGACAAGGCAGATGACATCATAGAAGAGGATTTATCCAAACTTGATGATTCTACCGACTGGAAGGCAAAAGCTGAAGAGCTTGAACAGAGGCGTAGAGAGGACGGGATTCGTTCTAGGGAGCGCACTAAAGCACTCAAAGAACAATTAAAGACTCTTGAAACTTCCAAACCCCCAGTAAAAAAAGACGACAAACCAGAAGAATCTGCTCTATTACAAAAATTGGAACGGTTATCTCTGCGACAAGCTGGGCTAACTCACCAAGACGATATAGAACTCGCTCGTTCAACTGCCAAGAAATGGAATCTTGACATTGATGAGGTGCTTGCGGACGATGACTTCAAGGCAAAACTTGAACGCCAGCAGACGAAGCGTTCTAACGAACTCGCTACCTCAAATATACGGGGCGGGACGGGGAATGTACAAGCGAAAGAGACTACCGATTATTGGTCTAAAATGGGGAAGGTTCCCACCAAGACTGATATTCCTGATAGGAAGACTCGCGTTAAAATCGTCCGTGAGATGATGAAAAATGCGAGTACGGGAGGCAAAACATTCTATAACGATTAGGTCGGAATAGGCGCGGTTTATCTGGTCTTACAAGACAGGTAACATTCAGGTACTAAGTTCTTACGAACGACATACTGAAAAATCTATTACTGATACAGTGAATGTCATAACGTATGAAACTACTTATGACGATGTACTTCAGGACAGACTAGACCACCCGACAACGTTCAAGGAGATGTGCGATATTACGATAACTAATACTCGCGTTATTTCCTCGTCGTACATGTCAACGACTCCTTCTATAACTACGGTTACACGAGGAACGGGACATGATTTAACGCTCTATCAGGAGACAGCAGAAACTCTGACTATCTCTACAGGGCGCGATTTGGGTATCTTCATGGATTGGGGCGATTTAGCTCAATCCCCGTGGTCTAAGCCAGCAGAACTATTTGACCGCATCGGCGCATTGCTCAACGAATATGTTGAGGGCGCAGTTTTGGCTCAATACGGAAGCTGGACAGACTTCGGACTCGCGAGTATTGGCGGAGGTGGTGCGGCATCAGATACCATAACGGTATCTGCCAGCAACATTGACGACATTATTCGCTCAGTAAAAAGAGTAATCCGGGTCGCCAACGGGCAAGCGATGATGAACAGAAACGGAGTTGGTTTTGTTTGGAGGCCGGGCGACTTTGAGCTTCTGGAGGGCTTTATGCAGGCCAGCGGCTTTTCGACGGCCGACCAAGCCCTTAAAGAAGGTACAGTTGAAGGACTTCGCTACTTAGGCGCCTACCATTACTGGTCGAACGACAATGCGGCCAATCACATTATGGCCGGAGTGAAGAAAATCCATCGTCTTGGGATTCTGAGAGGGACATACGGGAAGGCGCATACGATTGACTTTCCGGCGGGCGACAGCAACACCTATCTTTCGGGTAGGTCGTTCTACTCCCGTGTTGACATTGGACATCTGATACCTTCCGCTCACGTTGGCCT